AATACTGTCAATGCTTTGGTCTGTCATCAGTAACGAGATGTTCATTTCCACGATTGGCCCACTAACCACCGATGCGTTATCCAGCGCCGCCCTTGATGCTCCAGCATACGCTGCCGTGCTTCCTCTCATAATCCTGATAAGTCCCTGACCAAAAATGCTGGTTTCATCCTTTTCCAAATAAAACAGCCTGTCCGGGCGCTTTCCGTCAGCGATGTTGTTTTTGTCTTCCTTGATAACCTTGCTACCGAGTATCCACGCTTCACCTTCGTAGGCTTTATCGTCGTCGTCTTCCAGTAATCCCCAGAACTCAAGGACTTCGTAACTATTGCTGGTCTGTCTGACGCTCCCGGTCTGCTTCTTATTTTCGGCGTCGATATCGCGGAGCTCCTGCTCGTATGCCTTCATTTCGGCATTTCCCTTGGGAAAGTCTTTGAGAAATTCTTTGATCACTTCTCCGTCGAAGTCCGAACGTTTGGCAAGTTCCTGCATTTCCAGTTTACTCATAACGTGCCGGATAAAATATCCGTCTGCTTTTTCAGCATCCGTAACGCTCATGTCAGGATACCAATCCCAGATACGAGTTGCCTTCAGGATAGGATATTTTTTCTCTTTTGTTCTTGCGACGAACTCGTTGTTTATAAAGTGCCATTCTTTCGATTTGATAGTTTTGACGTGCGGACCGCGGATAATACCAGTTCCGAAATTAAGACCTGACTCCAGAACTTTCTTCCCTTCAGTAGCGTACTTGGTTTCGAGAAGCTGGTCGTCAATCTCAGACTGCATTTTTTCCGAGGCGGTTGTGGCATAGTGCTTGATAGCGGCGGACATTCGTTTGGATACTACCTCAGGATCGAGAGGAGGCGGTTGCTGGCCTTCAGGAACGCTTTGCTGTGCTTCCATGGTCATCTGCTGAATGAGCTTCTGTCCGAGCATCTGGGCCAGTTCCGGGGCTATTTCCGGCTCAGGCGTAGGTTCGATGGTGTAGTTTCGGTCGGTAGTAGGGAACAGCATGTCGTTCAGGCGTGACAGAACTGACTTCACCTTGGATCGAGTAACTTTCGGGTAATAGTGGCTGTTGTTCGGTTCAATTTTGACATCGGCATCGTAGATCCCCTTGAGTTGTCGCAGGTCTTCCAGCCATTCAACTTCCTTTGGGCGCCGGTTGGCTTCGTTCTTTGTGAATTTGTCCCGTAGCGTGGGGCCAAGTTTATCGAGTCGTTCTTTTCGCTTTTGGTCTTTTTCTTCCTGTTCGTCCATAATTTCCTCCCTACATTCCGGCAATAGACGACGCCGGTCGGTGTTTCTTCTGTTGTCCTATTCTCTTTAAAAAATCATCATTCCGCTTGTTTCTTGATTTCATGTCCGTCACATAAAGGCAAAGATACTGCAGTGCATCGCAGTAATGTGAATAAATATTCTTGAAAGGGACATCCGAAAATTCGTTCTGCGTTCCGGGAACTCTCTGCCGGTGATAACCGCCGTTTAGACCCTTTCTAAGCATGACGCATTTTGGAGAAAGAACCAGTGCCGGTTCTCCGTCGATCATCTTTGTCAAAAGATTTTCGACCGCGGCGACTCGTGGTAGAAGGTCATTTGTTGGGCATGGTAGTATTGTCCTGAGCCCAACATCCCTTAAAACTTCGTAGCACGTTGATTCGTCAGTTGGTCCGCGAGAAGTTCCCGCCGGATCTCCATAGCCGCCTTGGATTGGAACTCCAAAATAATACATCCGCATCTGCGGGATCAGTGTATTGTTACAAAACTGTCTTAACCCTCCTAACCCACCGAACTCGTCAAGAATTAGAAGTTTTCCGCGTGGTGTAATTTGTGCCAGAATAAGTGTGGGATTCAAGCCAAAATCCATCCCGCAGATAAGCGGCCGGTCTTCCATCGGCTGAATAACAGACAACGCAACGTGGGTATTGTCGTTGTACTGTTCAATGACTGCTTTGCCTTCCTGGGTGTATCCGTATTTTCCTTCGATGTAGACACGGACGTATTGATCGCTTTTCCCGATGGCGAGGTTGGTGTAGTAGCCTTTTATGAGGTTTTTCAGGTTCTCTGCCTGCGGTGACAACCCGGACGGCTGCTTGAAGATCGCTGCTGTCGATGGCCGCTTGACCTCAAAGAATTTGTACCACTCGCTATTTTCGTCTGGGGGGTTGGTATCCAGAATCATTCCTGACCATGTGCAACCACCGTCTTTTTTACCAGGGTATCGGCCAATACGACCGTCCAGTGCTTCAATGATGGACCATTGGACTTCCCGCGCTTCGTTCACCCACGCTCCGGTTAATTCCAGCGACAGAAGATTGGCTACCTGTTCAGGCCGGTCAAGGGCGCGAAACATCAATTCCAGGTGAACTCCGGGGAACTTTGTAATGACATAATTATGATTTGTAACTGAGTATTCGCCAAAGATGGAAACGGGCAACCAGTCCATAACTGTGCGAATTGTTGTATCTTTTAGCTGTGGATAACTCGCGCGTATTACCGCCCAACGTGATCTACGGATACCATCAGCAGACGGTGCCTGTTCGTGAGCGCGACGGATAATCTCCATGACGCAACCGCTTGACTTGCCTGACCCAAAACTTCCCATCAATCCGCGAATTCGTTTATTGCTTTGAGCAAATTTCCTGATGGTAGGCACATCTTCGTAGTCGTAAATTATCTGGTAAGGCTCAGTCATTTAAAACCTCGAAAGCGACATGAAACTGGGGCGTTCATTTTTAACCATGTCCTGAAACATCTTCGGGATCTCTTCTTTCTTTTCCGGTCGATAGGAGCGGATATTATAGTACGAATCCCTGACGAACGCAACTTCTTCTACACAGCAATGAGAAAAACCGTCTTTTTCGTATTCACGGGCTCGACCGCTTCCGATCAGAAAAACCGGTATAGATTCGTGATTGATGTAGTTTCTGATTACCTCGGCCCCGCGCCAAAGCAGAAACGGAGTGATTGTGTAGACGAAAACGGTTTTCTCTTCAAGCGCCAGGCCGACAGCCATGGCCAACATGCTGTGTTCCGAAGCTCCGCAGTTGATGACGCGCCCAGGAAACTCTTTTCGGTGTTGGTCAAAGATGCCATACCCAACATCTCCGAGAAGTAACCATGCGTCTTTATTCTGTTTCATGTGAAACATCAGTTCGTGTGCAAAGCTATTCCGCATAAAACCTCCTCAAATCGTCATGCATATTTTTGTCCAACTTCGTATAGTGGCCGGCAACGCCTTCAAGATACGGTATCGGTTCTGGTCGATAAACGATAACCTGACCGGGTGCCTTTTTTATAAACGGCAGTATCCTGTCCTCAAGGTCGGTGATCGAGAGATTATCATATGCTGAATATCCGTTGGCAATTATCCAGAGCTGAATGTTCTGGACGGAAAGGTCGGCCATGAGGCGCAGGCTTTCCCAACATGATCCTTCCGCCCATTCACCGTCCGAACTCACGCAATACACGGTTCTCTCCGGCCGCGCCAATGCCAACCCCAGCGATATGGGAAATCCCATTCCGAGAGAACCTGTACTGCAATGAATATCACCGCCGATGTCAGGGTGTGTCTTGAAATCTTTCGGGACGTCGAGTCCCAAGTCTTCAAGAATAACCCTGAGGGCCAAGTAGCAATGGCCGGCGGACAGCACAACCTTGTCGTCAGGACGCTTGCTCAGGTAAATGTCTCGAAGCGGATCAACGGCGTTAAGGCAACTCGAAACGTGAGCGAGTTGGTTCTCGAAACTGTGTTTCAATATTTTGCGTTTGTAAAAGTTGGCTGTCCTCATTTCTCCTCCACAATTTCTCTGACCGTTTTTTTCATTCCCTCGTATATGTCGTACTTCGGACGCCAGCCCAATGCCAGCAACTTGGAATTGTCAACCTGCCAGCAATCCGTGTCGTGCTCGTGGAATTTCTTTTCGTGCAAAACAACACCGATATGATTTATCCCCATCGATACGCCCACCAGTTGTGCCATCCTCAAGTTGTCTACTTCCTCTCCAGACGAAACGTTGAATATTGCCCCTTCTGGAGATCCCTGTAAATCAAATGTTTGTATTACGTGGAACATGGCTGATATGAAATCTTCGACGTGTATCCAATCGTGGCATCCTGGGTACACGTCGACCGGTCTGGCTTCCTTGATTTTGCGTATAGCGGTTGGGATTAGTTTCTCTGGACGTTCGTGCTTTCCGTAAACCGAAGACGGCCTGAAGATGATTATGGGACGATTAAACTCTCTTGCAAACCCCTGACAAAGAAGAGTGCCGGCGCCCTTCGTCGCTTCGTACATATTCGTCGGGTTGATCATATCAGTCTCTTTCATCGGTCGGTCCATGCGGCCGTACTCAGACGAACTGCCTACGTAAATGAACACGCATTCCCAGTTCAGCGACATGGACAGTGCCCTGTACAGCAACTTCACGTTTGCCTCATACATATCCGCCACGTTGCGGACCTCGCCGGCCAAGAAAAATACAAGATCGTAGTTTCCGGCTTCGGTGAGTGTTGAATACCAATTCCGGCCGATCATGTCGTATTCGATTTCCATTCCTTGAAGATGTTCCTGTAGATTTCGTCCCAAAAATCCTGATCCCCCCAAAATCAAAGCCTTCATTTATTTCCCTCCAAATAAATTAAGAATAATGCGTTTGTTGCCATGTGAGCCACATGAGAAAGCCCACTCTCCTGATCCAATACCTCCCCACGCTTATACGCCGAGAAGTGTCTCAGCAGCGCCGCCTGATACCGATTAATTGCGTCCGGGACATCTTTCCACGAGTTTGCCAAGTGATACTTTTCTATCCCGTAGGTCAGCACTTTCCCAACCTCTTCCAGCGACTCCCACGGTAGAAGATCCAGTCGGTTCTTGCCGGCATCGTACTTTTTATCATCCATTCTGCGTCACCTCTATGAAGCGCGTCAAGTCTAGTTGGAATTTTCTCTCGGTCTCCATGTACGCCGATCGCATCTTCTCGCTGTCAATTGTCGCCCGGGCGATAGCCGATTCTTCAATCCCCCACCCAAATCCTCCCGCACCATAAAACTCATACTGCTGATATTGCTCTTTAGTGTAGCTGCCGTCTGGGATTAAGCACACGGCGCACCCACACAAACGCGCTATCTCAGTCATCGCTGTTGCGTTATCAAGGACGTACAGCATGGTGATACGATTTAGCGCGTCACACAATCGCTTTTGGCCGTAGTCTCCGCGGAAAGACTCTTTTCCGCCAAGCAGTGGATACTTTCTCAAAAGTTCGTGGTCCGGTCCCTTGCCGCGGTAAACTGCGCGGCCGGATCGCGGAAGGTGCTGATCATAAAACACATCAAGGTCAATGTGCGGGCAAAGCAATACGCGGTCATCAGGCAATCCGATCTTTGTATTGAACAACCGTGAATACGTGTAAAACAGGTCGTCTTTCCCCCATGTGCTGCTGTAATCCGGGCTGCAGGAGCCAGGCGTGTTCAACAGGTAGCGGACGACGGTCTTGGATTTAAAGGGATTTCCTGAAATAATTTCCGGTAATACTGAAATTTCATTTTCAAGATCATTGCCTATGTTGACGATAGTTCCTACTCTCGGCCACTTTGGATTTTGAGTTTCTGTTGAAAGGAAAACAAGTTCCCTACGCTTTTGCAACTCAACCGCCAACCGGTGCAGACATTTTATCCCGCCGCTGGACTCGTCAAACGGCGGTGCCCACACTAAATACGACCTACTCATAACTATCCTCCAAAAACGTTTAGTTAAGATATTCAATACCATAACTCGGTATTGTCCCATTCTTTTCAATGGTTCTTCTTAATTCGCTTAATTCTGTTTTTGTTATTTCAGTCAAAAACATAGTAGCGTGATCAGCAAATATATTATCTTTCCAATCGTGAGATGCGGCGATCATGGTTCAACAACCACCTCTTCTTCATGGTCAAGATCAATCGGAACCGGTTCGGACGGCTGCAACATATTGCCAAACCTCTTCATGTCCATTCCTGATTTCTTCACTTTCTCTGTATCTCCGAGCCCTGCTATGCAGAAGAAGAAACCAGCCCCGCCCTCACCGCCCTTATCTTTAGACCGCAGGCGCGCTTCGAGTTCTTTCGTTTCCACCTTAAGAAGTTCCTTGATTATGACAACCTTCAAAGCGTCCGACTTTTTTGCCATCTCCAAGATCTTCTTCCTGCCACCGAGTTTTTCCATGACCCAAGTCAGGTCGTCTTTTAACTTTTTCTCTTTCTTTGTCAGGACCTCATCTTCAACCTCAGAGTCTTCCGGGATAACCTCTGGGGCGGCTTCTGTCTCTCCAGTAAGTTCTCGTTTTTCTTCTTCCGCCGCCGCTTTTTCAGCTTCAGTCATCAAGTATTGTTCTTGTTTCGCCTCCCGCGCCTTGGCCATCGCATCGAGTTTTTTCTGAGAAACCTCTTTCTTTTTCCTGACAAGATGTTTGAACACCTTACGTTTCTTCGGCGGAACGCGGTTCATTGCGAACTTATCAAGAATATCTGAGCCCTTTGCCGGTAGACCTGGTTTATTTCCTGACATGCTTTCTCCGTTCTTCTTCCTGTTTTTGAGTTCATTTCATAAAACAAATCCAGTGCGTTTTTGATTGCCTTCCTGATGGATGCCCAAATAACGGTTTGTGGTCTGTAAGGGCTAATATTTCTCGTGTTTTTATTTGATCTTCGTTCCACTTAAAAATCAAAACTCCATCTTTTTGCAAAACCCGAAAGCATTCGCTAAATCCGGACTTGATATCATCCTTCCATGTTTTCCCCAACCCTCCATATTTTTTAAACATCCAGCTATTTTCCCCAACGTTTTTAAGGTGTGGAGGGTCAAAAACTACTAATTTAAAAGTGTTGTCTGGAAACGGTATTTTTCTAAAATCAATATTCATGTCTGGTTTGATTTTTAACTCGCGCCCATCATATAAAACGTGTTCTTCGTTTCTAATATCTCCAAAAACAACGTCTGGATTCTCACGGTCAAACCAAAACATTCTGCTCCCACAGCAAGGATCAAGTATTTTTTTACCGTTTGCCATATTCTCTCCTCGCTAAAACTGCCAAATCTTGTTTTTCTGCCTCAAAAACCACTTCCCATTGCTTGTCTTTCTTCACTTCATTTTCATACCAGTAGTGAAGTTCAGGAAGAAGTTTATGGCCGACAACATCGTGTAGGCAGAGATAACCACCTATGGCGATCTTGTGTTTTACGATACCATACCCTATCTTCATCGATACCAAAAAGTCAAGATCAAGCAGGCAGTAGTGAATCTTTTGTATCATCCAGCAACAACCTTCGTGAATCAGCCCTTTCACAAGTCGAACGTTGTAAAGCCCCTGGCGGTTTAATTCTGAACACTGATGGTAATATGAAAGTCCATCGGTTCCGTATTTTTGGTAATGCGCGTCCATGCAGGTACTTTCTGGGGATGAGGCAGAAAAACCGAGTTGCTTTGGGTGCCCCTCAAAGGTATCGAATCCGTAAACCATGCCACGGCCTTTCCATAACTTACCAAGAGCCTCGACTCCGCCGCCGTATGCAATCCCCATTTCTACTCCGACAAGTAACTCTCCGGGGAATTCATCGAGAAGTTCTGTTTGGATAACGCGGAGCATTTTGTCGGCTCCGTTCTGTGAATTTAATTCGATCATGCTTTCCTCCACGGTAATTCATTGTGTTCTTTTCCGTCCAAAAGGCGACAGGCTTTGTTGCGGCCAACGCGGTACATCGAGCAGGCCCTTGGCCTATATTCCTCAGTAATAAAACCATTGGTGTCTAATGAATGTTGTGTTTTAGCGTATTTAACCCAACTACCATCTTTGATTAAAACGCTCATAGGTATCCATTCACCACACTGCTTAAAAAAGAAATCCACACCGTAAAACGCACATTGCTCCCGGTCTTTTCTGAATATATCAGGATGTGAAGGTCTTGCCCCAGTACCAGTTTCCCCACCTGAAAGGAGGCCATCGATAAGCGTCAATCCATCTCCGTAAACGATAGCCCCTAGTGCCGGTTCGTGGCTGATAAACTTTTTACCGGGAATTGAAATAAAGGAATCTTTGTTATCGTCCCATTCAGATTGGTTGCAGACGGTGAGGCCAAAGTAAAAGCCGTCACGAATTTCAACGGTCCGCATTGCTTCTTTTTCCATCCAGTTGAAAAACCTGACCGCCTGTTGAGGCCGCTTGGTTAGGATTAAATATTTATTATCCGTCCTTCCGACGGCATGAATTAATGTAGCCAATATGAAGTCGAAAGAAACAGCCTCATGAAACAAATCATTCCAGATAGCAAACACCTTCGGCTTGCGCGTGTTGAATCGCTTGAGGCGGTCGGGATGAACCATGATATCACCATTAAATCGTCCTTTATCATCTGTGAAAATTCCACTTTCATGTCCCGGTTCTCCCTCTCGGTAAAACCTGTGCGCCTGTCCTGCGCTCCAACAATGATCACAGCCCGGCGAACAGGGCGTACAACCGTCAACTAAAGTGATTCCTTCATCCCAATATCTGCCTTTTGATATATCGATCATACCCCTCACCCTCCATACCCTAAATTTGATTGTCTGTGATTTGTATCATAAACCATGTCCGAAAACTTCTGGTACTTTCCGGAAAAAACAGTCTTGATTGTAGCAGTTGGACCATGGCGCTGCTTCCCAATACTGATTTCAGCAATCCCCTTATCTGGATTATCGTCGCGTTTATCATAAACCTCGTCCCTGTAGATGAATAAGATCAGGTCGGCATCTTGCTCAAGGGCACCACTTTCCCGAAGATCGCTCATAAGCGGCCTTTTATTCGGGCGGGCATCGACACCGCGGTTCAACTGCGAAACTCCAATTACGGCTATGCCAAGCTCACGAGCGATAGATTTTAGCGTCCTGCTAATCTCGGAAACCTCCTGCTCCCGATTTTTACCAGATTTGTCGATGCTCATAATCTGCATATAATCCAGAACCAGCAGTTTGATGTCAAAATCTTTCTTCGCCTTCCGAGCGCGCATCCGTAATTCCATCGGTGTAATCATAGGGGAGTCGTCAAAATATACTTTCGCCTGTGAAATCTCACCGGCAGCAGCCGTCAACTTCGGCCACTCATCAGGGCGAATGAACCCTTTCCGGATCTGCCGAGCTTCAATTTTTGCCTCAGAAGCGAGCATCCTGATCATAATCGAATCGTTTGGCATCTCAATGGAATTTATCAAAGACGATTCTCCCCGGGCGCCTGCTTCATGGGCAATATTGACGGCCAGGCAGCTATTGTGGGTGACGATATAATCGTTGGTAATATACAATCCGTTTTGATTTGTTACTGTAATGCACTGAGCATTCTCGTTTCTCAGAAAAGAAATGCTTTCTATGGTTAATCTTGTTTGACGTTGAAACATTGGTATTCTGCTTGTTTTTCTTTCGAGCGTTAAAAACTGGGAAGTGTCCTTGTGCTGAATACAGAGATAGTACGCAAGTTTTGCGGCCTGATCTCCATGTTTGTTTGTATATTTAGGGGTTCTTGGGCTAACAGAACAAACTCCACCCAATGAATTCACTAACTCTTTTACTCCGTCCGATAATTCTTTACTCGTACTACAAAACCGGAGACTGCCTTGTTTTTCAACCCATCCGTCGGTATCCAATAACCCCCGTAGCAACTCTATTCTGTTGTTTTTATTAGATAGTAAGTATTCTTCTGGAATAAATTTTTCATGACTATAGAGACCATAAAGATTTAGTTTTTTTAAACTCTCTCGTATGCCATTCTTTAAAACACCTTGAGTTCCTTTTCGCGTTCTTCCACCCTTAATTACGATTTGATAACTCCTGCCGGCATGCCTTGTCAATTCAAAGTCTTGTAATTTCCCCTTGATTCTGTTAACTATTGCCTCGTCATCCGAGGAAAACGATAACCTGCCGGTTGTTATATTACCATCTCCTAATAATGCTCCCAGTACATACGGATCTATTGGCAATTCTTTATTTGACCCAAATTCACCTTCAGTCGTATCAACCCACAGGCGCTTTTTATTTCTTTTTGCTTTTAATAATTTTATAATATTATCAACATTAATAACTCTTTTCCCCTCCCATTGCCGATGACTTACTTCCCATAAATGCTCTCCGCAACATTCCGTTGTCCGTCCATCAGAAAATTTAACTTCATAGATTTTTTTAATTCCTTGGGGATGGATAGCCATTACAAAAGATTTTCCGTTTTTTGCTGGAGCAAGTTCATCTCCAATTTTGACATCTCCCATTAATTTCCACCCATCAATTGTTTTAATCTTTGCCGATAATGGTTGTGCTTTTCCCATACTCGGCCGCCCGGCAATGATGGTCAGCTCCCCAGCGTGTAAACCACCGGTGATGTTATCCAGGTCCCTGAGACCAGTTGACAATCCAAGTAATCCCTCATTTTTGCTTTGAATTTCAACTTGTGAGAATGTTGTCTTCACGACATCACGTGCTGACTTGATAATATTGCTATTTAAAATAGGATTTACCGCAAGTATTGATTTTTGTGCGTTTTCTATCGACGTGTTGATGTTTACCGACGTGTCGTAGGCGATCTCTGATATCAGATAGGCCCGGGTGATCAACTGCCGGCGAAGAGAAACTTCCTTTATCATTCCAGCGTAATGGACAATATTGCCAGCGTACGGAATATCATCCACGAGACTGGAGATATATACTTGACCGCCACAAACATCCAGCTTACCGCTATCGCTCAATATTCCACAAAGAGTAATTAAATCAATTGCTTTTGTTTTATAGTTTTTCTCAATAGCGTCGAAGATTGTCTTGTGCGCCTGGATATAGAAGTCGCTGTTTCTAATAATTCCTTCTATGGAATCAATTACTTGGTTATCTAAAAGCATTGAGCCCAGGACGGCTTTCTCGGCTTCCTGGTTGTGCGGTGGTGTTCGTTCAGGCATTGGTTCCACCCCATTGATCAGCCATGGCGTTGGCTATTCCTTGAAACGACCGACTTCGCTCTTTCCATCTATCCGGGGATGGACCGATTTTGTTTTGGCCGCTTGGTGTTTGATTCCCGCGACGTGTTTTCTCGTCGCCAAGCAGTATTTTCGTTTTTTGCAGAAGCGGAAGATTTTTCAGCCACAGGCACGTTTTTTTGCTTGCGTCGTCTCCAAAATACCAAGGCTGCACAATCTGGTTTGGTTTTCGTATCCGGGTAGATATGCAGGATACCGGATTTTCTATGGCTATTTTCGTTATGTTGGCGTCCATTAATTTTTTAACAAACATCAAGGCCTCTTCTGTTTTTTGCGCTCTCCCCGCTACTCTGGAGCTCCAATGCAGCCCGCTCACGGCAAGATAAGTGCACGGCGGGTGAGCAATCATTAAATCAAAAGGGTTGGCATATAAAGATTCTTGTTTTTCTATGAACAAAAAGACATCGCCCTGATAATGTTGACCAGGTATTTCCGTCGGCAACAAATCACAAGACCATGCGTCATGGCCTTTTGCTCTGAAGGCCTCGCGCACTATACCACTGAATTCACACGCAATTAACACTCTCATTGGCACTCCCCATTGCTATTTGAATAATACAGCCGGCATATCCCCTTATCGAAGTGGTGGCACCCCTGTTCCTCGATCCAACACCAGAACTTCAGGCAGGACTCTCTGCATTCCGGTGTAACACCCAGGCACTTGCCTTTGGACTGGAGCCATAGTTTCTCGCTTGGGTTCTTGGGCT